ATGTACCTCTTTTACCGCAATATCCACGCCTTTGAGTGTGGTACAGTCCAAGCACAGACTCCTTGGATGAGGGGCAAACGCATGCCGGCACACGTTGGCGGCTGGATTGTCGAGGTCCACGTCGACGATGAAGGGACCGTTACAAGGTGCAAGGGTGAGTTTGTTCCCTTCTATGTGGCTTTGGAGAATGACTATTGAGGGGAGACATGACCTTCTACAAGACCAGGAAGTGGGAGCGGAAGCGCCTGGCCATCCTACGCAGGGACAAGTACCTCTGCCGGGAGTGCAGTCGGTACGGCAGGACGACGCCAGCTAACACGGTGCATCACATCTACCCACTGGAAGAGAGGCCAGACTTGGCGCTGGTCAGTGAGAACCTGATCAGCCTCTGCCCTAAGTGCCATGAGCGGATGCACGACAAGATGACGGACAGGCTGACCGCATTGGGTGAGCAGTGGCAGCAGAGAGCGGGAGAGGTTACCCCCCCTCGATCTGAAAAGGAGCGGGGACGCCAGGGACCGGCGGGGGGCAACCTTTTCCAATAGCGCGGTTTTTCAGAAAAAATTTTGGGGGTGAGGAGGTGGCAAGACGACCAACAAAAGAAACCGTCAAACGTGCAACAATTACGGACATGAAAAAACTTGGCACCTACAAGCCTGAATATAACCAGTTGATTAGCATTTACGCTGAGTTAGTTGAACAGTATGGTATTTTGACAGAAAAATTTGTGGCCGGTGACTATAAGGTTGAAGTTGTAACAATGCAAGGCGGTGCTAAGAAGGCGCCGATAGTAGCAACCCTTGAGGCTCTTAGGAAAGATATATTGGCATACTCCGACCGGCTTTGCCTAAACCCAAAATCCTTAGAAACTGTAACGGCTGAAGTAAATCATAAGTCCAAATTAGCAGAGGCGCTGAGTAGTCTTGAAAAAGAAACCTAAGAACCTTGACCTTGCGATGGAGTATGCCCGATCAATAGTCGAAGGCAGGAAAATTGCCTGCAAGGAGCAGATCCAGTGCTGTCAAAGATTCCTGGATGATCTGAAAAACCCTGATTACGAATTAAGGCCTAAAGATGCTGAATTTGTAATCGGCATTATTGAAAAAACGTTTGTTCATGACCAAGGTGAACGACTAGATGGTACACCACTTCGTGGTGAGCCTTTTTTATTAGAACCATGGCAAAAGTTTATAATCTACAATCTAGTAGGTTTGTATCACACTGGAACCAAAATACGTAAGTACAAAGAAGCTTTCATATATATTCCTAGAAAGAATGGGAAAACGCGATTGATAGCGGCACTGGCATGGTCCCTGGCACTATTAGAAAGAAAATCAGGCAGCAAGATTTATATCGTAGGTGCGGCCTTGAGACAAGCGCTGCAGAGTTTTAATTTTATTCTTTTCAACATTCGGCAAATGGGTGAGGAAGATAACTTCAGAATCCTTGATAACAACCAGGAGCATAGTATAAGCGGCGAGCTAGGCGATGGTAGTTTATTTATTGAAGCACTTGCAGCTAATCCGGATAAACACGATTCCCTGAACAGTAACATTCAGATCCTTGACGAGCTCCACGCCTATAAGAATGCAACCCAATATAACGTTATCAAAGAGTCTGGCAGAGCGTACACAAACAAGCTGACGCTAGGAATTACTACTGCCGGGGGCAATATGAATTCGTTCTGTTATAATCGGCTGAAATACTGCCAGAAGATCTTGGATGGCACCGTAAAAGACGAACAATACTTCGTTTTCATCACCAAAGCCGATGAAAAAGAGGACGGTAGTGTCGATTACACTAACCCGGCAGAGCATGAAAAAGCAAATCCAAACTATGGTGTGACTATTCGGCCAGAAGATATTATGAACGATGCTCTCCAGGCCCAAAACGACCCACAGCAGCGCAAAGACTTTCTGGCGAAGTCGCTAAATGTTTACACTTCATCAATGAAATCTTATTTCAACATTGAGGAGTTCAGGTCTAGCGACAGGAAGTATAATTGGACACTAGAAGAATTAGCAAAAATGCCGATTGAATGGTATGGCGGCGCAGACCTGGCCAAATTGCATGACCTTTGCGCTACTGCTTTATATGGAACTTATGGGGATGTTGACATAACTATTACTCATGCCTTCTTCCCGATAGTCGCTGCGCACACAAAAGCCCAAGAGGATAACATTCCGCTTTTTGGCTGGCAAGATGATGGATGGCTTACTATGACGAATTCTCCGGTTACAGACCATCAAACGATTGTCAAATGGTTCATCGACATGCGGAAAAAGGGCTTTAATATAAAGCAGGTGGGCTTCGACCGGAAATTTGGCCGGGAGTTTTTCCTTGAAATGAAGCGAGCAAGTTTTCGGATAGAAGATACGCCGCAGCTTTATCATTATAAGTCAGAGGGTTTCCGACATATTGAAAAGAAAGTGAAGGCTGGCAAATTCTATTATTTGCACAGCGATGCATACGAGTATTGCGTGCAGAATGTTTATGCCATAGAGCAGGTAGATGATGCAGTTAAATATGAGAAAGTGTTACCTACACAGAGGATCGACTTATTTGACGCCTCTGTTTTTGCGTGTATGCAGATGCTCAAGAACCTCAGCAAATCAGGCACGGCCAAGAAGTGGCTGAAAGGTGGTGAATAGATGGGATTATTAGACTGGCTTAAATCAAGTAGACAAAAGACGAGAGCAGAACCGAAAACAGCTCTAGAATGGTTTTTGATGCATGACTATGACACATTGGCAGTCCCTGGATATACCCGACTGTCGGATAACCCGGAAGTAAGGATGGCAGTTCATAAAATAGCGGACCTTATCAGTTCAATGACAATCTACTTGATGCAAAACACCGATGACGGGGACATAAGGGTCCGGAATGAATTGTCCCGAAAAGTTGACATCAACCCTTACAGCCTGATGACCCGAAAAGCGTGGATGTACTGGATAGTTCATACCATGCTACTGGAGGGCCAAGGCAACAGCTTAATTTACCCCAAGCTAACGGCTGATGGGCTAATCGATGAACTGGTACCTATGCAGCCATCAAAAGTCAGCTTTATTACAACCGCTGATGGGTACCAAGTGAGATACGAGGACAGGTTATACAACCATGATGAAGTGCTACACTTTGTTATTAATCCGGACCCGGAGGAACCTTGGAGGGGCAGGGGCTACCGGGTGGTGTTGAAAGACATTGTTAACAATCTTAAGCAGGCAACTGCCACGAAAAAGAGCTTTATGTCCGGTAAATATATGCCCTCTCTTATCGTGAAGGTGGACAGCTTAACGGCCGAACTGGCAAGCGAAGAAGGCCGGGAAGGGGTGTATCAGAAATATCTGGAGTCCAGCGAAGCAGGGCAGCCATGGATCATTCCAGCAGAGCTGCTGGAAGTGGAGCAGGTGAAGCCGCTTTCCTTGCAGGACATAGCCATCAACGAGGCGGTCGAGATTGATAAAAAGACTGTGGCGGGCATATTTGGAGTGCCTGCATTCTTCTTGGGTGTTGGAAGTTACAGCAAAGATGAGTACAACAATTTCATTAACTCCACTATCTTGCCACTTGCTAAGAGCATAGAACAAGAGCTGACCAGGAAGCTACTTTGGAGCCCGGACCTGTATTTCAAGTTCAACCCGCGCAGCTTGTATGCCTACGACATAAAAGAGCTTGCCGATGTGGGAGCCAATATGTACGTCCGGGGCATTATGACCGGGAACGAAGTAAGAGACTGGTTGGGCATGTCGCCGAGAGAGGGATTGTCAGAGTTGGTTATCCTTGAAAACTATATACCGCTTGGCATGATCGGCGACCAGAAGAAACTTATCCAGGGGGGTGAGGACGATGGACAGGAAGATTAAGCAAACCCGAAGCCTGCAAACAGAACTCAAAACAAGGGTAGAACCCGATGCCCAGGACATGTATATCGAAGGTTATTTTGCGGTTTTTGGCCGAGAAACAGAGCTTTGGCCGGGGGCTTATGAGGAGATTGCACCGGGGGCCTTTGACGAAACCTTAAACAACGACATTAGGGCATTGATAAACCACGACACAACGTTGGTCCTGGGTCGGACTAAAGCTGGAACCCTAGAGCTTAAAACTGATAGTTACGGTCTTTGGGGCCGGGTGAAGATTAACCCGAATGACAGTGACGCAGTAAATCTTTATGAGCGCGTAAAGCGGGGTGATGTTGACCAGTGCTCCTTTGGTTTTAACATCATAGAAGAGGAAACCGAGTGGCGGGATGACGGAACCGTCAAATGGCGATTGAAGAAAATAGACCTACACGAAGTTAGTATTTGTACCTTTCCGGCATATGAGGATACGGGAGTGCAGGCCCGAAAGGCTGAAGTGGAACAGCATCGACAAAGGCTTCTTGAGGCCAAGAAAAATAAGTTAAGGGAGAGGATGAGAAGATGCTTAAGCAGTTAATGATTGCCAAAAAGATTGAGCAGCGTAAAGCGGAATTAGTCGCCTTAGTTGAGCTGGAAACCGCTTTGAAAACCAGAGAGGCAGAATTAGAGGCGGTTATCGACGAGGCTAAAACCGTTGAGGAATTGGCCGTAGTTGAGGAAAACATCGGTAAACTGGATGAGGAGAAAAAAGAGCTTGAGGAAAAGAAATCCAAGCTCGAAGGCGAAATCGCCCAGTTGGAGGGCGAACTTGAACAACTTAATACCAAAGATCCAACAAGAAACAATCCTCCGGCGCAAGGCACGGAGAGAAACCAATTTCAAGGGGGAGAAGTACGAATGAAAAGAGGATTTTTTGCCGGCATGAATAGGGGCGAGGTTGACGCCTTAATCGCCCGTGAAGATGTGAAAGAGTTTTTAACTAGAACTAGGGAATTCGCACAGCAAAAAAGAGCTGTCACAGGGGCAGATTTGTTAATCCCAGATGTGCTTTTGG